AAGATTCGCGATAAGGATACTATGCAGAAGTATCTTGATGCGGATGAAAAACTTTCAACAGTGTGTCTCAAAATAGATTACTACGATACAATGCTCACGTATATTGAGAGTATTTTGAAAATGATACAAAATAGAACATATCAAATTAAAAACGCAATTGAGTTCATTCGTTTTCAGTCTGGACTTGGGTAAATAAATACTCATAGCAATCATAATGCTATGAGTGATGTAATTATTGAAAAGAAAAATGAGGTTTACATTAAGCTACATTGTGAATCTCATATTTTATATGAACTTCAACCGTATTTTACGTTTGAAGTTGAGTCTGCAAAATTTATGTCCCAGTATAGAAGCAGGCACTGGGATGGTAAAATTCGTTTACTAAGCACTCATACTGGAGAAATCTATGCTGGTTTGTTAGATAAAATTATCGACAAACTGAAATTGCATAACTACACGTATGAATTCAAGGAAAATAAATTCTATGGGTTGCCCTTTGAAGTTAATGAGGGCATCTCATATGAAGGTGTAAAAGATTATATGTCTTCTATTTGTGCTCATTCTCCGCGAGAGTATCAAGTGGAGGGAGTATACGATGCTCTAAGACATAATAGAAAATTATTGATATCACCCACAGCCTCAGGTAAATCCTTAATGATTTACTCCCTTGTAAGGTATTATGTAGATAAAGGACAAAAAATTCTTTTAGTTGTTCCAACGACATCTCTTGTAGAGCAGATGTACAAGGATTTTGAAGACTATGGTTGGGATGCTGCGTCATATTGCCACAAGATTTATTCTGGTAGAGAAAAAACAAACGAACATTCTGTAACTATTACTACCTGGCAATCTATCTATAAACTTGAGCGTTCATTCTTTGAAGACTACGGAGTAGTTATTGGAGATGAAGCACACCTATTTAAAAGCAAATCTCTTATTGAGATTATGTCAAAACTTCATCATGCAAAATATCGTTTTGGATTCACAGGTACTCTTGACGGAACTCAAACTCATAAATGGGTTCTTGAAGGACTCTTTGGACCATCATATAAAGTGACAAGAACCTATGAGTTGATGCAACAAGGTCATATTTCTCAATTAGATATTCGTTGTCTTGTTCTCAAACACTCACCCCAAAAATTTGAAACTTATGAAGATGAAATTCAATATCTAATTTCGCATGATCAAAGAAATAAATTTATAACTAATCTTTCTTTAGATCTAAAAGGAAATACTCTTGTTCTGTTTTCTCGTGTAGAAGCACACGGAGCAATCTTATATGAAAAGATAAATAGTACTAAGCGAGGTGATCGTAAAGTATTTTTTATTCATGGTGGAGTTGATACTGAAGAAAGAGAATTGGTTAGAGAAATTACAGAAAGGGAAAACAACGCAATTATTGTTGCTTCCTATGGAACTTTTTCTACTGGTATCAATATTAAAAATCTTCATAACGTTATCTTTGCATCACCCAGCAAATCACGTATTAGAAATCTACAATCAATTGGACGAGTTCTTAGAAAAGGAAAAAATAAAGTAAAAGCAATACTCTACGATATATCAGATGATTGCACCCACAACTCAAGAAAAAATTATACTCTAAACCATTTAATTGAAAGAATTAAGATCTATAATGAAGAAAATTTTAACTATGAGATAATCACCATACAACTCAAGAAAAAATGATAGAAGATGATTTTTACTGCACTCTCAAATTAAAAACAGGCGAAGAAGTCTTTGCCAAGGTAGCTGCATCTGAAGAGGAAGACAGAACGATATTGATAGTATCAAATCCAATTATCGTAAATGAGATAAAAGGTAGAACTGGTGTCATTGGTTATAAAATAGAACCCTGGCTAAAAACAACCACGGAGGACATGTTTATTATCAATTTAGAAGACGTTCTTACCCTATCTGAGTCTTCAGACATTGAAATGATTATGATGTACCAGACTTATATCCGCCAATCTGCAAAGGATGGAACAAATGAATCAAAGATTAATCGTAGAATGGGATACATTGCCAATGTCAACGATGCTAAAGAGATCTTAGAGAAGATCTTTAAGAGTAGCTAAATCTTATCTTTCAACCCGGACAAAGGTTATTGTACACGGATTAGAACACCTTGTCAAGCATTTGTATAAGTGGTATAATCTATACATAATAATGATAAAAACTTATGATAACCACAGCAGTCATGACCAAGAGAAAGAGGTCAGAGCATTATGTCAATAATAAAGAGTTTCTTGCTGCATTGATCAAGTATCGTGAAGATAAAGAAATTGCGGAGATCCAGGGAAAACCAAAACCTCCTATTCCCCGCTACATTGGAGAGTGTTTCCTAAAGATTGCAAACCATTTATCATTTAAGCCAAACTTCGTGAACTATATGTTCAAGGAAGATATGATTTCTGATGGTATTGAAAATTGTGTTCAGTATATTCACAATTTCAATCCAGAGAAGTCACAAAATCCCTTTGCATACTTTACTCAAATCATTCACTACGCATTTCTTCGTCGTATTCAAAGAGAGAAGCGTCAATTGGAAATCAAAAATAAAATTCTTGAGCGTTCTGGGTATTCGGAAGTATTTGACGACAACAGTATTGACGGATCCAACTACAGCGACTATAATAGTATCAAGGACGCCGTACACTCCAAACTTCGCTACTGAATGAAAGTCGCTATCATTACTGATCAACACTTTGGGGCAAGAAAGAATTCAAAACTCTTTCATGATTATTTTTTGAATTTCTATAATAACGTATTTTTCCCAACGCTTGAAGAGTATGGGATCACTACAGTTGTTGATATGGGAGATACATTTGATAGTCGTAAGGGAATTGATTTTTCTGCACTTTCTTGGGCTAAAAATAATTATTATGATCGTCTCCATGAAATGGGAGTTAAGGTCCATACGATTGTAGGGAATCATACTGCATATTATAAGAACACTAACAATGTAAATGCAGTTGATTTGCTTTTGCGTGAGTATGATAATGTGACTGTATATTCGGAACCGACTGAAGTGATGTTGGGGCAACTACCAACTCTTTTTATTCCATGGATTAATCAAGAAAATGAGGAAAGCACTCTCAAACTTATTAAAAAGACAACTTGCCCGTGTGCGATGGGGCACCTTGAACTCCAAGGATTTAGAGTTAATAAACAAATCGTCATGGAGCATGGTCTGGAGAGCAAACTATTTGGTAAGTTCACCAGGGTCTACTCGGGACACTATCACACTAGATCAAATGATGGAACAGTCTTCTATCTAGGAAATCCTTATGAGATTTACTGGACTGATGTAGGAGATACTCGCGGATTCACTATTTTTGATACTGAAACGATTACCCATGAACATGTAAACAATCCTTATAAAATGTTTTATAACATTTACTATGAGGATACTGATCATCAAACTTTTGATTCTCGCGAGTATGAAAATAAAATCGTAAAAGTTGTTGTTCGTAAAAAAACTGATACAAAAAAGTTTGAAAAATTTATTGATAAACTTTATTCTTCTAATATTGCAGAACTCAAGATCATTGAAAACTTTGATATTCAAGAACCTCAAGAATTTGAAGCATTTGAGAGTGAAGACACTATTTCTATCTTGAATAGATATATTGAGGAGGCAGAAATTAATCTTGATAAATCTGTCATTCAAAAGATGATGCAAGAAATATATCAAGAGGCATGTGAATTAGTCTAAATGTTTATTCTAACAATTAATGGTAAAGAGACCGAAGGTGCGTATTCTGTAATAGATGATGATGGAGAACATATTCTCTATCTTTTTCAGGAGGAGGATGATGCAACTCGTTATGCTATGATGTTAGAAGAAGACGGATATCCTGAAATGCATGTGATAGAAATTGAAGATGAAGTGATGATAAAAACCTGCGATTTGCATGGATATCAATATACTATTATTACACCAGATGACATTGTAATTCCTCCAAACACTGATCATGATTTTATTTAAAACAATTCGTTGGAAAAATTTTTTAAGCACTGGAAATCAGTATACGGAAGTTGATTTCACTGAAAATAAAACTAATCTTATCGTTGGTACTAATGGAGCTGGTAAAAGTACAGTTCTTGACGCACTAACTTTTTCTTTATTTGGCAAACCTTTTCGCAAGATCAATAAACCACAACTTATCAATTCAGTTAATGAAAAAGATTGTAGAGTTGAAGTTGAGTTTTCTATTGGAAACACGGAGTGGAAAGTTGTAAGGGGAATTAAACCAGCACTTTTTGAAATTTGGAGAAACGATACTGCTCTTGATCAATCATCTGCTGCTTTGGATCAGCAGAAATGGTTGGAGCAAAACGTTCTTAAGATGAACTATAAGTCTTTTACTCAGATCGTAATCTTGGGTTCAAGTACGTTCGTTCCTTTTATGCAACTTTCTGCTGCTCACCGTAGAGAAGTGATTGAGGATCTTCTTGATATTAAGATCTTTTCCTCAATGAATATGGTAATCAAAGAAAAGATTCGCCAATCAAAGGAAGAGATTAAAGTTCTTGAACTAAAAAAAGAATCTCTTCTTGATAAAGTTAAAATGCAACAAGAGTTCATTGGAGAACTTGAGAATCGCGGAAAGGAAAGTATTGATAATAGTAATCGAAAAATTTCCGATTTGGATAAAGAAATCCAACAATATATGGATGAGAATAGTACTTTAGAAGAACCTCTTTATGAGTATATTCGAGAGCAAGATAAGTTGGTTGGATATGCAGAAAAACTTCGCAAGTTGGGAAACCTAAAGGGTAAGATATCTCAAAAAGTATCCGCCATTACTAAAGAACATAAGTTCTTTACAGAGAATACGGTATGCCCTACATGCACTCAGTCTATTGAGGAGACCTTCAGAATAAATAGAATTAACGACGCTCAAAATAAAGCAAAGGAGTTGCAATCTGGTTATAAAGAACTGGAGGAGGCAATTAAAGAGGAAGAGGAGCGAGAGCGTCAATTCACCGCTCTATCGAAGGAGATCTCAAAATTAACGAATGGCATTTCTCAAAATAATATTAAGATTAGCGGATTACGGAGACAAATCCGAAATCTTGAAAAGGAAATTCAAGTCCTTACCGAGAACCTTGCAAACCGAAATTCTGAACATGAGAAGTTAGAATCCTTCAAAGACAACTTAAAAACTACATACGACGAACTCGCTTCTAAGAAAGACATGATCAACTATTACGATTTTTCGTATAGTTTGCTCAAAGACGGTGGAGTAAAATCCAAAATCATTAAGAAGTATCTACCGCTGATAAATCAGCAAGTTAACCGTTATCTTCAGATGATGGATTTCTATATTAACTTCACTCTTGATGAGGAGTTTAACGAAACCGTCCAGTCACCTATTCACGAAGATTTCTCTTATGCTTCTTTTAGTGAAGGTGAGAAAATGAGGATTGACCTTGCACTACTCTTTACTTGGAGAGAAGTTGCAAGAATGAAGAACTCGGTCAATACAAATCTTCTAATTATGGATGAGGTGTTCGATAGTTCACTTGATGGATTTGGAACAGAAGAGTTCTTAAAAATTATCCGTTATGTGATTAAAGATGCAAACATTTTTGTAATCTCTCACAAAACAGGTCTTGAGGATAGATTTGAGAGTGTCATAAGGTTTGAGAAAGTCAAAGGATTTAGTAGAATGATATCATGATAATTTATAAAAAAAATAATAATTTTTTATACAAAATCAATATAAAGGATAAAATACATAGTATAAAAACACAAATTATAAATCAAGCTATAATTCAAAGATTTAAAAAACTTGATGTAACTTGTGGATTTAATTTCGAACTTGATTCTGAACATAAAGATTATCTTTATTCTATTCTTTTAGAAGAATCTAAAAAAATATTTGGTAATTTTACCTTGGCAGATGAAAATTTTAAATTATGGTGCTACTTTACAGATAAAAAATATTCTAATGGAAATGGAGTCTGGCATAATCACATCACAACTTCAACTATTAATTGTGTAATTTATTTAAAAACTATAAAAAAATGTGGAATTGAATTTGAAGACTTTTATGTAGAAGCGAATGATTATGATATGTTAATATTTCCTGGACATATGAATCATCGTCCAATAATTAATTCCGGTAAGGAAAGAATTTCTTTAAATTTAGAATTGCGACACTTTTAAAAGTGTTATAAAGTTTGAGAAAGTCAAAGGTTTTTCGCATATGGTGGTCTGAACCACTCTTTTTAGAAAAGTGTTTCTTTATAAATAAATATAACTTTTCTAAAAATATGCCAAAAGGAATACATAACGGAAATCGTGGTGGAAACCATCAAAAATCTTTAAAGGAAAGATTTGATAATGCACATCAAAAAACTGATTGTGAAAATGATTGTTGGATTTGGATTGGAACTACAAATGGTCCACCTAAAAAAAGATATGGAGTTATAAGAGATAACTATAAACAAAAAAAGGCTCATAGAGTATCTTATGAACTTTATAAAGGAAAAATACCTGATGGTTTGGTTGTAAGGCACCTATGTGACAATAAACTTTGTGTCAACCCAAACCACCTTGAGTTGGGAACTGTATCTGATAATAACAGAGATAAGGTTGGAAAACACCTTTACATTCCAGTTCTTCCTGAAAAATATGAGGAAGCACTATTGCTTTTAAAGGAGAAAGGTTATGTTAGTACCAAATAGATATCATCATTCTAAGAAAGAACAGAAACGAAAACTTAAACCGCAAGCACTGAGGCAAGCAAAAGCAAGACTCGCCCAGTTCAAAAAGCGTCACACTGGTCGCCCAAAAGGCGACCTTTCGTTTTATAGTGGTTCTATACGAAACAAATCCGATGGCAGTCTCTCACGAAATCAAATCTCAACTTGCCAAACTTCTTGCCACTGAAGATCTTGTGGTGGAGCACAAGAAAGTCTCTACTGCTTGTTTTAACGTTCATACTCGTGTTCTGACACTGCCTTTGTGGGAAAAGGCAAGTGGACTCGTGTATGACCTTCTTGTGGGTCATGAAGTGGGTCATGCTCTCTTTACTCCTGATGAGGATTGGAGTGAGACTGCAAAGGTTCCTCAGCAGTTTGTGAATGTTGTTGAGGATGCCCGTATTGAGAAACTGATGAAGCGCAAGTATGCTGGACTTGCCAAGACTTTCTTCAACGGATATAAAGAACTGAATGAAGAAGATTTCTTTCAGATTTCTGATGAAGATATTTCTACCTTTAACCTTGCTGATCGCGCCAATCTATACTTTAAGATCGGTAACTTCATTACTCTGGATTTCAAACCAGAAGAAAAAGAAATCATTGATCTAATTGGTGCATGTGAAACATTTGCAGATGCATTGATTGCTGCCGAAGAACTTTACAAATATTGTAAGAAAGAAAAGGAACAACAGCAGAAAGTTGCTGATTTTGATTCTCACGAAACTCAAGGAAACTCTCAATCACCTGCAAGCAATTTTGTAGAGACTAATGATTCTTCTTCTGAACAAGAAGGTGAGGGTGATAACTCTTCTGAAAAAAAATCTGAAGAATCTCAAGGTGGCACTGCTCAAGGTGAAGAAACTTCAGTGAAATCTTCAGAAATTAAAGATGAACCTGAAGTTCGCACCGTGGAATCTTTGGAAGATAAAATTCGTGATCTTGTGAAGGATAACGGCGATGAAAATGTTTATATTGAAATCCCTCAAGTAAATCTTGATACTATTATTGGTAAGAACTCTGAGGTACATAAAGACATTGATGATTCCTTTGCTCATCAGCAGAAGATTCATAATGAACATGCTAAAGATAAAGGATATCACCCAGTAAATCTTTTTAAAGAATCTGATATTGATTTTAAAAAGTTCAAGTCTTCTGCTCAAAAAGAAGTAAACTATCTTGTGAAAGAGTTTGAATGTCGCAAGGCAGCTGATCAGTATGCTCGTGCATCAACTGCTCGCACTGGTGTTCTTGATACTTCGCGTCTCCATACTTATAAGTACAATGAAGACTTGTTCAAGAAGGTTTCTGTGATTCCTGATGGTAAGAATCATGGTCTGGTATTTGTATTGGACTGGAGTGGTTCTATGTGTGATGTGATGCTAGATACTTGTAAGCAACTTTTCAATCTCGTTTGGTTCTGTAAGAAAGTATCCATTCCCTTTGAGGTTTATGCTTTTACCAATGAGTGGCGTCGTGGTGAGTATGATTATGAGAATGACCGTTATCATGCCGCAGACCGTACTCCCCACTATCAAAAGAAAGATGGTCTTCTGGTTGTAGATGAAACCTTTGCTATGATGAATATCCTTACCAGTAAAGTTTCCGGTAGTGTGCTTGAGCATCAAATGTTGAATATCTGGCGTCTTGCTTATTGTTTTGGTAGAACTTATAGTTGCACATTCACTTACTCAAATCGCCTTTCTCTATCCGGAACTCCTTTGAACGAAGCACTCATTACTCTTCATCAAATTCTTCCCAAGTTCCAAAAAGAAAACAAACTCCAGAAGGTTCAATGTATCGTTCTGACTGATGGTGAAGCAAATCAACTTGTTCACCATAAAGAAGTCAAACGCCAGTGGGAAAAGAAACCGTTTCTTGGAACGGGTTATATTAATCCCATGATCACATTTCTCCGTGATCGTAAACTTGGAACTACTTATCGAATCGGATATGGGTATCACGAGTTTACTGATGTTCTTCTTAATAATCTGAAGGATAAGTTTTCTTCTATGAATTTTATTGGCATCCGTGTCCTTGAGAGTCGTAATATGAGTAGATTTGTTCAAATGTATCACTCTCATGACGATAAGCAGTATGAAAAAATTCAGAGCGATTGGAAAAAAGTGAAAAGTTTTACTATCACCAATTCTGGATATGATGCATACTTTGGAATGTCTGCACTTGCACTTTCCCAGGATACTGAGTTTGAAGTTGCTGAGTGTGCAACCAAATCTCAAATCAAATCTGCGTTTGTAAAATCGTTGAAGACTAAAAAACTAAATAAAAAAGTTCTCGGCGAATTCATTTCTTTGGTGGCATAAGGCGCAGTTGCCAGTCGTCAAACTGGCCACTGAGGTCCCAAGAAGACCACTTTATCGTTTATAATGACTATGTTGAAACAAAGCAAACGAATGGCACTCTCCTCCGACTACATCCGCACTTCTCTCCAGAATCTGTATGGAAATAACATCACTGGAGCTGATGTTCGTGCCTGGTGTAATCTGAACGATGCTAACTATCAAACAGTTACTAAAAAACTTGAACAATTTAAAGTTGGTCGTGGTAAGTGGAATCTTGAAGTAACCCAACAGAAAGTTGAAGAAATCGAACGTACTTTTCAAGCACCTGCTGTGGTTCCTCCCGTAGAGCAAAATCTTATTCCTGATAAAGATGATACCTTCGTCAAGTTTGGCAACTTTGCTGATGTTAAAAAAATTATTCAGTCCCATCTTTTTTACCCTACGTTCATTACGGGTCTGTCGGGTAATGGCAAAACGTTTTCTGTTGAGCAAGCGTGCGCTCAACTTAAGCGTGAACTGATCCGTGTTAACATCACTATTGAAACTGATGAAGATGATCTGATCGGTGGTTTCCGTCTTGTTGATGGTAACACTGCTTGGCACAATGGTCCTGTTATTGAGGCACTTGAGCGTGGTGCTATTCTCCTGCTGGATGAGATTGACCTTGCTTCTAACAAGATTCTATGTCTCCAATCTATCCTTGAAGGAAAGGGTGTCTTCCTGAAAAAAATTGGTCGCTGGGTAAAGCCTGCTTCTGGATTCAACGTGATTGCTACTGCCAACACCAAGGGCAAGGGTTCTGATGACGGCCGCTTCATCGGCACCAACGTGCTCAATGAGGCGTTCCTGGAGCGTTTCCCTGTAACCTTTGAGCAGTCCTATCCCGCCCCTGCTACTGAGCAGAAGATTCTGGAAGGCATCGCTCTGGATCTTGGCGTGGAAGACCGCGACTTCTGCAAGCGCCTTGTGGACTGGGCAGACATCATCCGCAAGACCTTCTACGATGGTGGTATTGAGGAAATCATCAGCACTCGCCGTCTGGTTCACATCATCCGTGCTTACAGTATCTTCCAAGATAAGGCAAAGGCAATCCAAGTTTGTGTGAATCGTTTTGATGATGAAACTAAACAAGCCTTTCTGGAACTGTATGACAAGGTTGATGTTGACTTCCAGATGCCTTCTGAAGAGTCCATTGACACACACCAGTCTGTTTGATAGAATATGAGGAGATAAAACTATCTCCTCTTTTATCATGGATGAGCATCCTTATAATGAGTTTACTTTTTCGGTAAACTCCAATGACAAGATTGAAATTAAAAAAACTCCAGTGACTATGAGCGAAACTAAAAACCATCTTTGGAAATACAACGAAGATAAAATTCTCAAAGATGTTGAAGACTATGTGACCAGCACTTATGGTAGTCACTATTGTGGTCATGAGCAAGACTACAAAGATGTACAAACTATTGACCTAATGGCAGCAAAAGAACTTGCTGCTGGATTCTGTCAAGCAAATATCATCAAGTATGGTAGTCGTTATGGTGATAAGGATGGACGTAACAAGCGTGATTTGCTTAAAGTGATTCACTATGCTATGCTTCTGCTCCACTTTGATGGACACTATTCTCGTAAAGATAATGGTCTGACCGAATTCCGTTGATTATGAAACTCTCTGACAAAACTATGAAACTCTCTGATAAAACTCTGACTCTGCTGAAGAACTTTTCTTCCATTAATCAATCTATCTTGTTTAAAGAAGGTAGTTCTCTTCGCACTATTTCTGTGATGAAGAACATTCTTGCGGAGGCAACTATTGAAGAGGAACTGCCTAAGGACTTTGGTATTTACGATCTCAATCAGTTTCTCAATGGACTTAACCTTCATCAAAATGCAGAACTTGATTTTCAAAATGATGGGTATGTGGTAATTAAAGAAGGACGATCTCGTTCAAAGTATTTCTTCGCAGATCCTAACGTTATTGTTACTCCTCCAGATAAATCTATTTCTCTTCCATCAGAAGATGTTTGTTTTATTCTTGATACAAAGGAACTTGATAAACTGATTAAGGCTGCTTCTGTTTATCAACTTCCTGATCTTTCTGTAGTTGGAGAGGCAGGGGTCGTGAAACTTGTTGTTCGTGACAAGAAGAATGACACTTCTAACGATTTCTCTGTGATTGTTGGTGAAACTGATGAAGTGTTTACTTTCAACTTTAAAGTGGAAAATATTAAGATTATTCCTGGGTCATATGAAGTTGTCATCTCTTCTAAACTTTTGTCACGATTCAAGAATACGGGGTTTGATGTGACTTATTATATTGCTCTGGAGCCTGATTCTACTTTTGGTTAATGAACATCTTTGTTACCTCTCCTTGGCCTGCTGAGAGTGCCATTTGCCTTCCTGACAAACACATTGTCAAGATGCCCTTAGAGTGCTGTCAGATGCTCTCTATCGTTGCCTCTGGCAAGTGGGGACATGGGTATGGCACCCTCCCTAAGGCAGATGGAACCCCCTACAAGACCGACAAAGGGGCATTCCGCAATCATCCCTGCACCAAGTGGGCATTGGAAAGTATTCACAATGCTTATTGGTTGATCAAATGGGGATTGAATTTGTCCGATGAATACTGCCTGCGGTATAATAAAACTCACTCCTGCTACAAGACTCTTGTTGATGCATACTATTTGTTTCCCAAAGGTAAGATTACAGAGGTGACACCATTTGCTCGTGCTATGCCCGAGGAATGGAAGTTTGACGACACTATTGACACATTTGAAGCATACAAAAGATATATCGCATCCAAACCTTGGGTTGCTGATAACTATCTTCGTATGCCTGAAAGAAAACCTGAATGGATTTGATTATGGCAAGTGAATTTCTTCTGACCGAAAAATATCGTCCTCAAGTAATTGATGATTGTATTCTTCCTGATGATACTAAAAAAACATTTAAAGAGTTTGTGGCAAAGGGTGAGATTCCAAATCTTCTTCTTGCTGGACCTCCTGGTATTGGTAAAACCACAATCGCAAAAGCATTATGTAATGAATTGGGGGCAGACTATTATGTCATCAATGGATCCGACGAAGGACGTTTCCTGGATACTGTACGAAACCAAGCAAAGAACTTCGCTTCGACCGTCTCACTTACGGGATCTTCTAAACACAAAGTCATCATCATTGACGAGGCTGATAACACAGGAAACGACGTACAACTCCTACTACGGGCGAATATTGAGGCATTTTATAACAACTGCCGATTCATCTTCACCTGCAACTACAAGAACAAAATCATTGAACCTCTTCACTCCCGTTGTGCCGTCATTGACTTCACCATCAAAGGGAAGCAAAGAGTTCAACTTGCAGGAAGTTTCTTTCAGCGACTTCAAACAATCTTGGATACGGAAAAGATTGAGTATGATCAAAAAGTCGTTGCTGAACTTGTCACAAAACACTTCCCAGATTTTCGTAGGGTTCTCAATGAATGCCAGAGATACTCTACAGGAGGAAAAATTGACTCAGGCATTCTTGCATCTTTCTCAGACATCTCTGTAAATGAACTCATCAAGAATCTTAAAGATAAAAACTTTACTGAAGTCCGAAAGTGGGTGGTCTCCAACCTGGACAACGATGCTAGTAACTTACTTCGCAGGATTTATGACGCCACTTTTGATTGTCTTTCACCCTCATCTATTCCTGCTGCCGTTCTTGTTATTGCTAAGTATCAATACCAATGTGCGTTCGTGGCTGACCAGGAAGTAAATCTTCTTGCTGCTCTTACTGAAATTATGTGTGAGTGTGAATTCAAATGAAATCTCTTAAGACGCCTTTAAGGTATCCTGGCGGTAAGTCCCGTGCCTGTGAAAAGATGGGAATCTACTTTCCAGACCTCCGTAACTATGATGAGTTTCGGGAACCATTTCTTGGTGGCGGAAGTGTTGCAATTTATATCACTAAAAAATATCCCAGTGTAGATATTTGGGTCAATGATCTTTATGAACCACTTGTAAACTTCTGGCAGCAACTCCAGATGTTTGGTACTGACCTTAAAGATAAACTTGTAGATCTTAAGACAGCGAATAATACCCCTGATCTTGCTAAAGAACTTTTTCTAAAGTCAAAGGAGCGTGTCAATGACCAAGGTTTACCCAGTCTTGATCGTGCTGTGGCTTTCTATGTTGTCAATAAGTGCAGTTTCAGTGGTCTCACTGAGAGTTCATCTTTTTCTCAGCAAGCGTCTAATTCCAATTTTAGTTTGCGTGGGATTGAAAAGTTACCAGAATATTCTAAGTTGATTGGTAAATGGCGTATAACTAATTACTCATATGATTATCTGATGGATGGAAACAAAGGTGCTTTTATGTATCTTGATCCTCCTTATGATATTAAGGATAATCTCTATGGGAACAAAGGATCAATGCACAAAGGATTTGATCACGATAAGTTTGCTACCGATTGCGATTCTAATAATATGGATCAATTGGTAAGTTATAATTCTGATCAACTCGTAAAGGATCGCTTTAAGAACTGGAACGCTGCCGAGTTTGACCTTACTTATACTATGAGGTCTGTTGGTGAATATATGCGAGAGCAAAAACAACGTAAAGAACTTCTACTTTTTAATTATGGAATTGAAGGACTGGTTGAATTCAATCAATCAAACTAAAAATAATCTATTTGAAGAAAACCCAGATGCGGTAAAAGAATACGCACCTTATATTATTAACCGTTGTTTATCCGCACATATTGATTGCGTTCTCTTTGCAAATGAGATGAATCTAAATCATCACTTGGACAAAGATATGCAATATTCTTTTTTTCTAAATACTATAAGAAAAAGGAAGAGATATTCTCCCTGGCTCCGTAAAGATAAAATCAAAGACTTAGAATGTGTGAAACGTTATTATGGATATAGTAACGAAAAAGCATCTCAAGCACTGAAAATTTTGTCAAAAGAGCAAATCAACTTTATTAAACAACGACTTGAAATTGGCGGAACAAAATGACATCTCAAACAATTGAACCACAGGTAAATTGGTCTCAAGACCAAATGGTTGAAGTTATTCTCAACGAACCAGATGACTTCCTGAAGGTCAGGGAAACTTTAACACGTATCGGAGTTGCATCCAGAAAGGAGAAAAAACTCTATCAATCTTGCCACATCCTGCATAAGCAAGGTAGGTATTATATTGTGCATTTCAAGGAACTGTTTGCTCTTGATGGTAAGCACGCCAATTTGACTGTTAATGATGTTCAACGTCGTAATCGCATTGTTCGTCTGCTTGCTGATTGGGGACTTATTACTGTTCTAAATCAAGACAAAGTAGCAGATATTGCACCTCTCAATCAAATCAAAGTCCTTGCATATAAGGATAAGGGTGATTGGATTCTTGAGCAAAAATATAATATTGGCAAAAAAGGTAAACCCACTGAAGATGTTTAATGCAATTTGCTTATTTTTATTAGTAATCGCTGCATACGCAAATCTTTATTTAAATATAAAATCAAGAAAAAAACGATAAATAAGTATGAGACCTTTCGTGCGGTCTCTACAAAAGTCGGAACACCCTAAAGAGAGGTTCGGTTTTACCGATACCTCTTTTTTTCGTTTCTTGTATAATTAATAATGGATGCCGTAAGGGTCCACACAACACAAACTCGCTTATAAAAGGAGCTACCATAATGACTAACCTTATGCGTTATACTGCGTCGGATCTTCCTGCTTTGATGGATAGAATCACGCGCAACAGCATTGGAATGGATGAATATTTTGATCGTCTTTTTAACCTCCACGAAACCACTTCAAACTATCCCCCATACAATCTTGTTCAAGTCAGTAATGTAGAATCGCGACTTGAACTTGCACTTGCTGGATTTAAAAAGAAAGAAGTTTATGTTTATACGCAGGATGGAAAACTTTTTGTTGAGGGACAAAAGGAAGATAAAGAAACTGATACCAACTACGTCCATAAGGGACTGGCTCAACGATCTTTCAAGAGAGCGTGGACAATCGCAGATGATACAGAAGTTACCGATGTATCATTTGAAGACGGACTCTTATCTATCAACTTGAAAAAAATTGTTCCCGACCACCATAAGAGAAAAGACTATCTCTAAATAAAAATAAAAAATGAAATCTTTCAACGAGTTCAAAACAATTGCATATAAAGGATCTGTTCCACATACTGTTTATTCTCAAGGAAAACAAAAAAGCATCCCAAAAGGAAAAGCAGTTCCTATAAGAAGTCATTCAAGTGCTGGTGGCAATGGTGATGGTGGTGAATAAATAGTTTTGAATATCGTCGGCGCGAGGAGCACCTGGCAAAATCCAGGTTGACTCCTCCTTTTTTTGTTGGTAGAATACTGAGAGGTATGGAGTACAAATGACTGTAAAACTTTTACTTTTAAAGTCTGGCGAAGATATTATTGCAGATGTAAAGGAGATGGTAGTTGGTGAAGAAGAAAATGCGAGGGTTGTGGGATATTTTCTCCACAAACCTTGCGTAGTTAAGATGACACCGCCATCTAATGTTCCAGAAGAATTTAAAGAAGAAATTGATCCGCAGAAAGCATCATTTCAGGTAACTCTTTTTCCGTGGATGCCTCTGTCTAAAGATAACACTATTCCAATTTCTGCTGACTGGGTTGTTACTATGGTAACTCCAAGCGATAAACTAAATGACATGTACACTGAGGATGTAATGAACTATGGAAAAGACAATCAAAGTGCTGGCACTGACCAACAACCTAATTCTGATAACTAAAATTGAAGAAGTTGGTGCTGATATTGGAGAACCAGATTGTAAACTGATCAAACCATTTGTTGTGAGGGGAGATAAGACACTTGAGCCATTTCTCTGTGCTTACACTAAGCAAGATACATTTATGTTGAGTTCTGATAAAATTATTACTCTTGCTGATCCAACTCCAACTCTACTTGAAAAATATGAGGACTTGATTAAAGAATGAGATTTTACACTAATGTTCAACTGATTGGAAATCAAATTTTGGTTCGTGGTGTTGAGAATGGAAAAAGATTTGAAAGCAGAGATGAGTTTTACCCAACTCTATTTGTAAAAACTAAAAAAGAATCAAAATACAGAACATTAAATGGTGAGTATGTAGAACCAATAAAACCTGGAACAATTCGGGATTGTCGTGAGTTTTACAAGAAATATGAAAGCGTAGATGGATTTGAAATCTACGGAAATGACAGATACATTTGTCAATATATTTCCGAAAAATATCCAGAAGATGAAATTAAGTTTGATATTAGTAAAATTAAACTTGTTACTTTGGATATTGAGGTTGCCTCTGAGGCAGGATTCCCTGATGTTGAATCTTGCTCTGAGGAAATTCTTGCGATTACAATTCAAGATTATACAACTAAAAAAATCATTACTTGGGGCGTTAAACCTTTCAAGCACAATCGCAGTGATTTGACATATCATTATTGTCCTTCAGAGTATGAACTTCTCAATCACTTTATTAACTATTGGATGTTCAATGTTCCTGATGTAATCACTGGGTGGAACATTCAGTTGTATGACGTTCCTTATATTTGCAAACGTCTGAATCGTGTTCTTGGTGAGAAACTAATGAAGCGTTTCTCTAACTGGGGACTTGTAACTGAAGGTGAAACTTATATTCAAGGAAGAAAGCACACCACATTTGATGTTGGTGGTCTAACGCAACTTGATTATCTTGATCTATATAAAAAGTTTACTTATAAAGCACAAGAGTCTTATCGTCTTGATTATATTGCTGAAGTGGAACTTGGTCAGAAAAAATTGGATCACTCTGAGTTTGATACTTTCAAAGATTTCTATACTCAAGGTTGGCAAAAGTTTATTGAGTACAACATCGTTGACGTAGAACTTGTTGACCGTCTGGAAGACAAGATGAAACTCATTGAGTTGGCACTGACAATGGCATATGACGCTAAGGTAAATTATGCCGATGTGTTTTACCAAGTGAGGATGTGGGATAACATTATCTACACCTACTTGAAGAAAAGAGATATTGTCATCCCACCGAAAAATAAAACACAGAAAGATGAAAAGTATGCTGGTGCTTATGTAAAAGAACCTATTCCTGGAATGTATGATTGGGTGGTGAGTTTTGACTTGAACTCACTATATCCCCACTTGATCATGATGTATAACATCAGTCCTGAGACTCTATTGGAGGAAAAGCATCCAACAGTCTCTGTAGATAAGATTTTGAATCAAAGTCTTAATTTTGAAATGTATAAGGATTATGCTGTGTGTGCCAACGGAGCAATGTTCCGTAAGGATGTTCGTGGGTTTCTTCCAGAATTGATGGAGAAGATTTATAATGAACGTGTAATCTTTAAAAAGAAAATGCTTGCTGCAGAGCAAGAATATGAAAAGACAAAGAACAAAGAGTTGGTCAAAGAAATTGCCAGATGCAATAACATCCAGATGGCAAGAAAGATTCAACTTAACTCAGCTTATGGTGCCATTGGTAATCAGTATTTTAGATACTATAAACTTGCAAATGCTGAAGCAATCACTTTGTCTGGACAGGTTTCTATTCAATGGATTATGAATCGTGTCAATTCATATCTAAACAAGATTTTGAAAACTGGAGATGCTGATTATGTTATTGCTTCAGATACTGATTCTCTTTACATTAATATGGGTCCTCTGGTTGAGAATGTATTCAAAGGAAGAGAGAAAACTACTCAAGGCATTGTTTCGTTCCTTGATAAGGTCTGTCAGGTGGAATTTGAAAAGTATATTGAAAGTTCTTACCAAGAATTGGCGGATTATGTGAACGCTTATGAACAAAAAATGTATATGAAGCGTGAGTGTATTGCTGAGCGTGGCATTTGGACTGCGAAGAAGCGATATATTCTCAGTGTCTGGGATAGCGAGGGTGTTCGCTATGAAGAACCTAAACTCAAGATTAAAGGCATTGAAGCAATCAAATCTTCTACACCAGCACCTTGTCGTAAATTATTGAAAGAATCTTTTAATATTATGATGAGTGGAACAGAGGATGATATGATCAATTTTATTGATAGATGTAGAGAAAAATTTAAAAAACTTTCTCCAGAACAAATTGCTTTTCCACGTTCTGCTTCTGACGTTCAAAAATATTCTTCTTCATCTGATATTTACATTAAAGGAACTCCGATTCATGTTCGTGGGGCACTATTGTTCAATCATTATATTAAACAAAATAAGTTGTCAAATAAGTATTCTCTAATCCAAAATGGAGAAAAAATTAAATTTGTCTATCTTAAAAAACCAAATATCATTCATGAGAATGTTGTTTCATTCATTCAGGAGTTTCCTAAGGAACTTAATCTTGACAAATACATAGATTATGAACTACAATTTGAAAAAGCATTTTTAGAGCCACTCAAAATTATTCTTGACGCAATTGGGTGGAGTGTTGAAAAAACTGTAAACCTTGAATTATTTTTTTCTTAATGGACTTTCTAAAAGATATTGTAAAAGAGATTGGTGATGACTACACTAAGTTGGCATCAGATATTGATGAGACTGAGACTTATGTTGACACAGGTTCGTACATTTTTAATGCACTGGTTTCAGGTAGCATATTTGGCGGCGTATCTGGCAATAAGATTACTGCTATTGCTGGAGAGTCTAGTACTGGAAAAACTTTCTTCAGCCTCGCCGTTGTTAAGAATTTTCTTGATACCCATCCCGATGGTTATTGTCTCTATTTTGATACTGAGGCAGCTATTACTAAATCGCTTGTAGAATCCCGTGGAATTGATACTTCTCGTTTGGTTGTTGTTAACGTTGTTACTATTGAAGAGTTTCGTACAAAAGCACTCAAAGCAGTAGATCTTTATTTGAAAAAACCTGAAGAAGAACGAAAACCTTGCATGTTTGTGTTAGACTCTTTGGGTATGCTTTCAACTGAGAAAGAAATCACTGATGCGCTTAACGATAAACAAGTTCGCGATATGACCAAATCACAACTTGTTAAAGGTGCCTTTAGAATGTTAACCCTTAAATTAGGACAGGCAAATGTACCGCTCATTGTCACAAATCATACATACGATGTCATCGGAGCTTACGTACCAACTAAAGAAATGGGAGGAGGTTCTGGACTCAAATACGCAGCCAGTACGATCATTTATCTCAGCAAGAAAAAAGAAAAGGATGGAACGGAAGTGGTCGGAAATATTATCAAGGCTAAGACTGCTAAATCGCGTTTGAGTAAGGAGAATAAAGATGTTGAAGTCCGTCTT